ATTTTTTGAGACATATTAACAATATAATATATATTATCTAAAAATACTTAAAAAGACCTCACATAGTAATGTATACCAACTACAAGATGGCTAAGAAAACTCCTTCCACTGCTTCGGCACCTGCTCCTGCTCCCGTTACTGCTCCTGTTAAGGAGACCGCTCCCGCTTCCAAGACCTCAAAGGCTACCAAAACTCCCAAGACCGATGCTCCCGTAGCATCAACTCCTGTACCTGCTGTTTCTGTTGATGCTCACACCGAGGGTCCTGCTATTGAGGTATCCTCACTCTCTTCTTTGTTTGGCGAGTTTGGTTCCAAGCTCCAGACGTTGAGTTCCGGTCTCTCTACTCTTCGTAGTGACTTCCGTACTTTGGAGCGCCATGTTGCGCGAGAGATGCGTGCTGCTCAGAAGATTTCCAAGCGTAAGCGCAAGTCTGGAAACCGTGCTCCTTCTGGTTTCGTGAAGCCTACCTTGATCTCCAAGGAGTTGGCCAACTTTCTTGGAAAGCCTGTCGGTACTGAGTGGGCTCGTACTGAGGTGACTCGCGAGATTAATGCTTACATTAGGACTCATAGTCTTCAAGACAAAGAGAACGGTCGTAAGATTAATCCTGACACCAAGCTTCGTGCTCTTCTTCAGTTGAAGAAGGATGAGGAGCTTACCTACTTTAACCTTCAGAAGTACATGTCTCCTCATTTTGCTAAGGCTACTCCTGCTGTCGCTGTTGCCGCCGCATCTTCTTAAAATACGCGCTGTTAATTTTTGACAAAACAAAAACAAATAAAACAAACAAAAGTAACCAAAACAAAAGTAACCAAAACAAAAGTAACCAAAACAAAAGTAAACAAAACAAAAGTAAACAAAACAAAAGTAAAAGTAAACAAAAACAAAAACAAATAAAAAAATGACATACATCCTATGTCATTTTTTACAAATTACAAATTACAAATTACAACTTATAAAAAAGTATATTCATTCCTATATAATAAGTTAACTAACTAATAAATATAAAGTGTTCTTTTTCCATGACTTCAATTAGTCTTTTCCGGTCAATAGGACCATTCATTATTTTAACATTATCGTACAGTTCCAAGTTATCGTAGTGCGATATATCAAATAAGTCTATAATTTTAGAAGCTTCATTTATATACGAACACATGTTGTTATTTTGCAACATCAACCACTTATAAAAGTCAAGCTTGTCGTCGACACCATCGACGGTATTACATTCTGTACTAATATTGTTATAATATTCCTTATAATTTTTAAACATCTTATATGAGTTAAATATTGTCATATGTTTATAATGTTGTTTTTCATTTTTTGGTAAATAGTCACATCCATACATAATGCAGAGTTGTCTAAATTCATATAGGGACATATCTAGTGTTGTTATAATACCATGAAAGTCGTATAAAATAGCCGTCCAAGATGTCAAACTTAGATACCGAATCACACGAGAACACCCATAAACAAACATATCGGTATCTTCGCTAAGACATGCGTACACTATATTTTTTGAAACAAGCTTTGCACATAACATGTCAGCTTCTCCAGGAGACTCAATATACGTCATACCGTAGGCTTGTAACAATGTTTTTGCATTCTGGATATGTTCCGATTTAAGAATAACAAATTTTTTTTTTAGCTTGTCCATCATGATCCGAATATCTTCACTTTTTGATGGAATATTAACTGTCGTCTCTTCGTCCAACTCTACAGTAGTGGTACTATTATCATTGTTGTTAGTGTCGTTATCAGACTCAATATCGTCTAATATTTGCTTCAATCTGTAGTACTCTTCGCGCGCATTTTTCTTTGTTTTTTTTCTAAACTCTATTGTATCATTTTTTTCAACCGGAGGTTTGCCGTCAAATACGAAAATGGGTATTATATTATGTTCTCTAAAAATGGAAATCATTAAATACAAGTTTTCGAGCAACACATTTTCACTAAGAAATTTGTATAGATATATACTTATGTCAACCGCTATTTTTTTACCTGATAACTCGGACAATTTGATACTTGATATAGATGTTTTGCACTTGTCCTGAAGAAACTTGTTCAACATGCGAATACCCATTTCTTACCTTTTTGTCCTAGTGTGTTTTAGAGATTATACGAGTCTTGTTTATACTATTATTACTATAGTGTTGTAATTATTCATCAATTTTTTATAAGAAGAAATTGATAAATAATTACAACAATATAAATAATATTGCAAATATCATAACATAACATAACATGGCCTTTACTAGAAAACAAGCAAAGCAACAGCAAGAGCAACTGCAAGAACAAGAGGATATTAAGAATATTAAACATATGCAACAAAAACACGAGAAACATAATCACCGAATTGACTTTATAGATGCATCAATCGAATGGAGAAAAAATAAAATAAAAAGAGGGAACGGAACTTTCGAATATATTATGTAAAATTATGTAAAATCCACCTATCCACCTATCTACCTATTTCCTCCCAAAACCGTCATTCGCATAGTATTTAATAATATTGGATCACACGATGTTTTATTTTCTAATCTTTTTTCTAAACCAACTATCATTTGTAATAATTCACTGTTTTTATAATTTTTAGAAATAAACATAACGAAACTGTCTACCGAAGCATCATCTTTTTTAAAATTAAATAAATTTGTATTGTTATCGATACACCATAAAATAAAGTTATTAAAATTTCCTAATAAAATAGAAACGATAACATAATAAGCAAATACATTAGTCTGTTCTTTATATAATTTTTTAACTATACTGTAATTATCATCATTACAGTTTGATATAATATTATAGTCAAGTCCCATAAAATTCAAAATTTTTACACACTGGAATATAGAAAAAACCGACTCATGTTGAATATTGTCATAAAAAATATTTAAAAATCTTTCTGTTTTATCTGTTACTGTGTTTCTATTTTTTAGAGAAACAACATGTTGTTTATGTTGTTTATGTGCATTATTAACAAATTTTTTTCTAGTTGTTAAAGGCGCAAAGAATACGCGACTATGACGGTTCAGTTCGAAATACGATTCGAAAAATACATTCATAACTCTTGCCCATGTTTCGCAATACGACTCGAATAATTTTATATCCGTCTGAACAGAAAATATAGAGTGCAACTTTTTATTCGCATTCGATAGGTCTAGTGTCGTAAAATCTAACCCATAATTGTGCATAGTTTCGTGTATTAATACTTTAAACCATTCTTCCCTTCTATATACGATAATTCGTCCATCAAGTTGACATATATTAGATAGTCCACCATTTACATGAGACGCGCCTATTACGCCGTGTGTTCGAATACCAGCACCGTACATATTGTCACTATCATTGTCTGTATCATTCTCTGGCGCATCATAATAATGATACATTTGAGCGGACATTTCATCTTTTGAAAAATTAGGAAGTTTTCTTTTAAATGGCGTTAAATAAATTAAACACTCTAAATTTTTACCACATTCGTTGTTTGAATATTTCGATAAAAGTTTTAATAATATGTATATTTTTAGCACACACTGTTTAAAATATGATGCCCCTTTTTTTCTTATATTATTCAACTCATAATGACTAGTATCAAACAGTATAAATTTTACTGTCACGGTTTTTCCGTCACCTAAGTCACAGTTGTATTCTAGTAGATATGTCGCTTTTTCTTTAATATAATCGGCAATTTTTGGCGGTACATATATACTTTTAAACAATGAAGGGTGCAAAACCGCATTCGTTTTATCTAATTTTATAATTTTATGTTTAAAACATGACGCACTCGAGGTCGCAGTCGCAGTCGCGGACCCTGCAACATTCGTCTTAAACATATTATATTGATTATCTACTTCATCATATAAAATTTTAAGTTGACTATTTATTTCTGTTTGCCTAGGGTTATTGGAATTTTTAGAAAGCTGTTTCTTGTTACTTTTTTTGATTTTATTATAATTTTTATCGGTAAGTTGCATCATTTTTAAAAAATTATAATCATCATCTTTTACAGGTGCATGTTTTTCCATTTATATTTATATTAATATTTATATGTATATTAATATAGTAGTATATTTATTACTAATATAATACTATATTTTTTAAAATACCTTAAAATTCCTTAAATAATAAGGCATATAACAATAAATAGTGGTATGGTCATTATAAGTCATGAAGTACGTGTATAATTTACTTATCATGAACGGTTTCAAATACATTTACTCCTCCTTTTTTTGTTCTTAACTTGGAACGTACGCGCATTAGATGAATAGATATGGATGGCGGCTTTGAAAAAACGTAGTTTATTAATTTTGCGTTATTTGTCATAAGAAGAACCTTGGCTAGATCATCATTTTGGTCGTATTTAGCCATAGTTCCATCTTCGAGAACACGAGTATTGCGTCCATTAAAAAACTCTGGGTCTATATCAACATCGTCGGGTCGAAGACTAATCTTTTTACCATCGATTATAGTCTTTGGTACTTTCTTACCGGCAACTTTTGCTAAATCTACGTCTTGAGAAATACGCGACAATATAGACGCCTCGTCATAATATTTGCTCTTTTTGTTTGCATCCATCGTAAATAATAAATAAAATTCAGGATGCCGTTTTAAAAATTTATTCGCCTGGTAATAATGCTCAACGGAAAGCCAGCGATGTCCATCTAATGTAAACGGTTCACACCACTCATTTGATAATTTTTTTCTCCAATTATTTTTACCTTTACCTGTAGCTAGTAGAGGAATAAACGCTACTTTATTTTTATTTGATATATGGTCGCCTTGTGCATGACCAGGTAGTTCATCGGCAGATTTATAATGATATATTAAAACAATAGATGGGTCAAAATGAGGATTTGCGGTGAGAACATGGTGAGCAGATGAACCGCCGCCACCGCCACCACCACCTTGTTCTGAACCCGCAGCACCCGGTCCCTTTCCTATATCTCCTAGACCCAGTTCTTGCTGGTAAAAAAGAATAAACTGTGGTATTTTTTGGAATGTACCGGAAAACGATTCAAGGTTTCCTGCAGAAGACTCGATACATCTATTTGCAATTTGAAGTTTAATACAAAATGGAATTTCGGGGAAAGTAAAAATAGCCGTATCGCGATATGTTACCAACTCATAGTGTAACCCCGTGTGGGAAAGAATAATGTAGTAATCTGGATTAATAGTTTCTAAATCTCTTAATTTCGATTTATCTCTCGCATCTGTTGCATCTGTAGCTCCCATAGCCTGCATAGTACCCGACTTCTTATCTTCTTTGAGAAGCATTTGTATCTCCCCATATCTTTTTTCATCTATGTTGCTACCACAAACAACTACATTTGATGACGTATATGGTTGTCTATCTTTTTCTAAATAGTCGCGATATGATAAAACAATGAATTTTACATTTAAAATAAGCTCTAATGTAGCAATAGCCCACTCGTCGCCCCAGTATTCACTTGTCATTTCTCCTTTACGCACCACTTCTCTAAGTGCTTCAACATTTTTTATACCTTTCATAAAATATACGTCACGTATATAGTCTTTATATAGTTGAATCTCTGTTACAATTTGAAGATGTCTTTCTTTATTCATATCCGACTGAAGTTTTAGGGATGTTTTATCGGTTAACGATATACCAGGTTGAGCTGCTCTCTGTGCTAGTTGTTCATTATCAGCCACCAGTTTCGTGTTTTCATCGCGCAAATCTTTTAATGTTTTCGAAAACATCTCATACCTTTCCTTATAATCTAAAAACTGGCTTTCGGGCATAACAGCCGCAAGCATTCTACGTAACTGAATAACACTTATATCGCTATCCGGTTCAATAGATAAGAAAGCTTGACAAATGGCCATAAACAAACAATCACCACCGCCTTGGTTTCTAACAACTTTAAAGTTATTATTATGGTAATAGGACTGTACCCATGGTTCGTCTTTAGCGATACGGTATGCTTTATTTTCAGCCACGGATTGTTCGAGATTTTGAACAGGTATATTTTTTCTTTTTACTGGAACATCCGATAGACGAACCGGTTCGAGAGATGCGCGAATTGCTGCTTGTAATGCTTCGTCACGTTCATCCTCGTCTTTTTGTCCTTTGTCGAACTCGGGTACGGCTACTTTATCAAGTTGAGAGCCAAGAGATTGTAGAGATTTTATAGAAAGTTTCTTACCCTTGGTGGAACTTTTAAGAGAGTCCTTTTTCTCTACATCCGCTTCGAGATTTTCATGTATATAAACCGCTTGCTGAATAAGCGACTTTTTAACAAACGAATATAATAAAGGTGCTGGTGCCTTTTCTAGATTTATGTCACCTCCATCATCCAATAGTGAAGGAACATCCTCTTGAAACATTTCGTATACACCGATTTGTGATATTACCTTATCGCTTTTAATAAGGTAAATGGGGTAGTGCACAATATTTTGTGATATATATGTGTTTTTAATATTACCTATACTTATGATTGTATTAATACCTAAAACTGAGGCTTCATATAAAGGAGCTTTATAATTATGTTCTTGTGTATCCGATGGATCCAACGATTTTAGTTCTATATAATTAATACTTGGAACAAGCTTTGAACGCACCATTATAATAACTATACATATTAATTTTATATATTTAATTAATTATAGGTTATAAATAATTATAGGTTATAAATAATTATAGGTTATAAATAATTATAGGTTATAAATAATTAAATATAATATTTTAAATACATATATATTACAGCACATAAAAATAATACTATACAATAATCAAGCATGATATCGTGTATTATTATGGGAGGACTAGGGAATCAATTGTTTCAAATATATACTACAATGGCGCTTTCATTGGAGATGAAGACGAAATTTATTTTTCCGAAAATTAAATTCGAAACGGATAAAAGATCGGATACATATTGGGATAGTTTTTTAAAAGAGTTGTACAAAGATACGAGAGTTATGGATATAAAAAATATGAAATATCCATTGTATAAAGAAAAGGAGTTTAAATATAATAAAATACAAATAATGCCTGATTTAATTAAAAAGAATACCGGTGTAATGTTATATGGTTATTTTCAAAGTTATAAATACTTTGATAAGGAGTATAAAAATATATCCAATTATATAAAGTTGGATGAGTCAAGGTCCGAAGTTAGAAATATGTATTACAAAAAATATGAGAACTGTAATGTAATATCGCTTCATTTTCGAATGGGCGATTATAAGTATTTGAAAAACTGTCACCCTATTCTCGGCGTTGACTATTATATAAATAGTATAAAATTTATTTTAAGTAAAAAATGTAGTACTGTAAAATGGACAATTTTATATTTTTGCGAGGAAGAAGATCTGAATGAAGTAAAAACTAAAATTGATAAAATAAAAGCGGGGTGTATAGAATACTTGCGCGGTCAGGAATGGGGGCGAGGACACGAAGTCGATTTTGAAAGAGCTAACAATGAATCAAAAATGGAAGATTGGCGACAACTATTATTAATGAGTTGTTGTCAACATAATATAATTGCAAATAGTAGTTTTAGTTGGTGGGCTGCATACTTTAATGATAACTCTGAAAAAATTATATGTTATCCCGAAACATGGTTTGGTTCTCAATTATCACAGCATAATACATGCGATCTTTGTCCAAAAAGTTGGAATAAAATAAATGGTGAACGTCAAATAACAAACATATAACCGTTACTTTTTCAGTAGTATTGATATCGGTGTTGCGGATGCAGGCATCATAGATGGTATTTTAGATAAAATAGAAGATACTCCGGTTTGTTTTTGCATTATATGCTGTTGTTGATGAACGAAATACGGTTTATCCAAATCTTTCATTATATTTTCATAATTTGTTTTTCTTTCTTCAATGTCACTGTAGTCTTCTCTTTGAACTGCAACAATAGGAGCAAGCATATACCAGTTATGATGTTTTTGCAATTTAATCCAATACTTGTCAATAGCATATATGATGTGTTGATCCGGCGTCTTCATTAAATTTTCTACACCTTCTCTTATATTATTAATCAAAATATCATAGTAGCTACTTTTCACAATATATCCAGTAGTAGTTTGACAATGAGATACCCGAATGCAAGTATCGTCTATTTTTTTATAAGGTGGTACATTGTTGCCTGCAATCAGTAACACATTCCATTTACTATCATCTGAGAGATCGCCGTGAATACTAAAAAAATTATTAACTTGGTTTATAAATGTTGCATTATCTAAAATTAATAAGTCATCTTCGCAAATCATAACATATGGCCAGTTATTGTTTTTTGCAATTTGTAAACATTTTAAATGACTCATACTACAACCAACTCTACCATTTTTTAGTTTAATGGCGTTAAATCTAGTAGGATTTAATCCGACCCCTTTTAACTGACCCTCGATGTGTATTTTTCTATCAAGTCTTGAAGTCAAATTAATATATAAACAATATTTTATATCTGTAATGGATTTTATGAAGGGTACATTTTCAATTTCATTTTTATTTTCATTTGGTAAACTCATAGTATTTTGATGTTATTATTTATATTACATTAATAATATTTTTATATTATTATCAATGTAATAGTATTTATGGTAACTAAACAGAAAATAAAATGAAAGATGCAAAATATTTATCCTTTTTAAGAGCATCTATTTTTTCTAGCATTTTTCTAAACTTCAATACAATATGGTGGTTTTCATAGTTTGTTTCAAATAAGATAATTTCTTTTATTAACTCGGGTTTGAGAAGTTTTTTCGTTTTTTTTATTTTATCATCTTTATTTTTTGAAACAGTCGATCCTATTCCTAATCCTAATCCATTATTGTTATTTTTTATAATGTTATAATAACTAGCTAGGTGTGTTAGCATTTTCATGTTATAATTCATTGAATAATCGACTTCTAATGTATATGAATTTTCTATAGTGTATTTATTTTTTATTTCATCCATTGTAATTTTGTAAGAATTTTCGGTATTGCTGTCATTGTCGTTTTCATTGTCGTTGTCGTTATCATTTGACGATGACGTAAAATGTGTTTTTGAATCTTCGATACCATCATATATAGGTGTATCACATTCTATTTCATTTTTTTCGGTTATTATACAGTCATGAGCAAATAATAATTCGTCATAACTGCTATCTGCTCTTTTTAGTTCTTTTCGTGGCTTACTACAGTCGTCAGAATTATCGGACTCGGTATCATATAAATCGGGATTCAGCGACTTATGATTACTTTTAACTTCAAGCCAAAGATTATTAATTCTTTCCCATTCCTTTTTATTTTTCTCTTTTACAGTATTATCGACTAAAATTTCAAACATAATAATAACTACGTTAGTATCTTTACTATTATTATGTTTATATAAATATTTATATTTTTAAATTTATTATATATTATCATCCTAACTCAAACTAAATATCCATGGTTAATAAAATGTTAATCCACGGTTAATAAAACATTAAGACGATGATGAAGAAATTTCTTCAAAAATATCCATATGTTTAAAAATAGTTTTATTCGTTACACTAGGATATTCCTTCATTTTAGGTTTTAATATAGTAACAAATTCAATATTTTTAATAATACTTTCCCAAGATGACTTAGTTTGGTCTTTGCCTAAATAATCCTTCGACTTAGTAACTATAATAAATAGATTTTCTGTCAACTCTTCTACTTCATTCGCTTTTTCAGGTTTTCGCAAATAACTTGAAATAAGTGTCTGCACCTGTTTTATAATTTCAATAATTTCATCTTCACTAATAATATTGTTTATCATCAAGTTAACCACAAATAAACTCATAGCTCTACGTTTATCATTTGTTTTAGTATATTCGCAAAATTTGTCATAGTTCTTCTTAGGGTCAACAAATTCAATTGACTCAAACAAATTCATAAACTCCTTAAAATTATCCTCAAAAATCTTTTTAAATATATCATAGTCGCTCATCAAAGACTTAAATAACCTAGCATATAGTGCCGAATAAAAACTATTCGAACTCGCAATATTAAAAATCGAGTACCCAATCTTCGTCATATTTTCATCAGATGTATCATGTTCAATTAACTGCGAAATTTCAGCCTTAATATCTTTAGTCATTGCCTCCTCATTCGTATCCGTAATCTTATTCAAATAACCTCTAATATTATCCACATTTTTTTGAATACCTTCACTAACATGTTTTTGCGTCGTTTGAAAAGCACGTATTACCTCCCAATCATCATCTGTTATTTCAGATGGTTTATTTTTATTTTTCTTAAAGCCGCCACCACCACCAATGCCGCCTCCGCCTCCGCCACTAATAGACCTGTTTTCCTTCTTTAAAAAAATAGGAGTTTTTATATACGTGGGAGCCCCCACTTGTTCGGAAAGTTTAGATATTATATCTAACGTTTCTTGAGACAAGTTACATAAAAATCCCGCATTTGTTATATCATCGTAATCCAAAATACCATATTGTTTTGTAATTTTCACCGGAGAAGTAGTAGTCATAAAATCCTAATATTATATATTAACAATTGTTTATATCTATTTTATTATAATATTAATTTGTAGAATATTTTACAAATTACATATATACACATATACATATACATACATACACATATACACATAAAAAGTGTTTACTCAAATAAGAGATGTTGAAAATACATATATAAAATATTTATTTGATAAATACTTAAATGTATAAGAATATATAATATAGAATGTCCGGAAAATATCCCCCAATGAATCGTAATAATAGATATAATAATAGTAATAGCAATAGTGGTAATAATACAAACAAATATAGAAACGATGACACGAATAAAGGTGCAGGTGCAGGGCCTTCATTCGCAAGTGGTCATGATGGCGGTGGTGGCGGTGGTAACAGGTACGACAATCGTCGCCCCAACAGAAACAATTCAAGAAATGACAATGGAGCGGGTTTGAATGAAACCCAAAACCAAAACCAAAACAGTGGTTTGAATATAAATAGGAATGAGATTATTTCAAAGCCGGAGAGTGAAAATGTGGTTGATGGTGCAACCAATACAACTACTCCAGAGGATAGCAGCTATACCCCCAAAGAATTTGATAAGTGGGAAGACTTGGAAGGTATTATAAGCGAAGAGCTTATGCGAGGAATTTATGCGTATGGTTTTGATAGGCCGAGTTTGATTCAACAGAAGGCTCTTTTGACTATTTTTGATAAAAAAGATATTATTGCACAGGCGCAGTCAGGAACAGGTAAGACGGGTGTTTTTACTATAGGTGTGTTGCAGAAGGTAGACACTGAAGTAAATAAAACCCAGGCGATGATTTTGGCGCCGACGCGCGAACTTGCTAAACAGATTTATGACGTAATTACGTCAATCGGATCTATGATTAAGAACATCCGTTTTCATCTTCTTATTGGAGGAACATCAACGGACGAGGATGCTCATCAACTAAAGACTATTATGCCGCATATAATTGTCGGATGCCCTGGACGCGTATATGACATGATGCGTAGAAATCATATTAATTCCAAAGATATTAACTTGCTTGTGTTAGACGAGGCGGATGAGATGCTTTCCGTTGGTTTTAAAGACCAGATCTATAATATTTTTCAGTATTTGAGTCCCGATATTCAGGTTGGTTTATTTAGTGCGACGATGCCGAATGAACTACAGTCTCTTACGGATAAGTTTATGCGTAACCCTGTGCGTATTTTGGTGAAGTCTGAAATGCTTACACTTGAAGGTATCAAACAGTATTATGTTGCTCTTAATGACGACAATCAGAAATATGCGACACTAAAGGATATTTTTAATATTATTTCAATGTCACAATGTATTATTTATTGTAATAGTATTAAGAGGGTAATGGATTTGACAGATGCAATGATTAATGATGGATTTCCAGTATGTTGTATTCATAGTAATATGGATAAGTCCAAACGTGACGAAGCTTACACTGATTTTAAAGCAGGTAAACATCGTGTTTTAATATCTTCAAATGTCACATCGCGTGGTATAGATGTACAACAAGTGAGAACGGTGTTGAATTTTGATTTGCCGAAATGCATATTTAATTACTTGCATCGTATTGGGAGGTCTGGGCGTTGGGGTAGGAAAGGAACGGCTATTAATTTTGTTACTAGATGGGATATTAAAACTATGAAAGATATCGAGAGACATTATCATACTATTGTAGACGAATTGCCTTCAAATATTACCATTGACTGATGTAGTAAGTAGCATCTGGTAGATAGTGCGATGGTAAATAGTACAATGGTAAATAGTACAATAATAAAATAAATTCGTATATTTATTTTATTAATTATATTTTAACATATAAATATGTTTGATCTTGAAAAATATTTAACAGAACTGAAAAATGAACAGATAAAGAAGCTTGAAGCTTTGAATGGAAATGTTTGTAATACCAATACACGCGGTAGCGATACTAGTACTAACGGTAAACCGGTAGATACAACCGCATCGTCGACCGCGACATCATCCTTTAAATTTCCTATATCATATTTAGAGAACAAACAAGAAATTAACGAGAATATAATAAACGATTTAGAGCTGGTAGAATCAAAAGACCCCGATGGGTGTTCAATGTATAGCCATATTTTTAAACCCGAGTCAATATTTAGCAAAAAGTTTTTAAATGAATGGAGCAAATATTATACGACAGATGTAAAATTTTTGAAGGATTCGCAGGTGTTTTATAAGGCTTATATTAATCAATATGAAGGCGATTTAAAGAAGCCTATAAAAATGACTGCATCCGGCAACGAAATAGATATCAACCCCCATGATATTTTTGAAAAAATAGATAAGTTATGGATTGATATTGCCGGAGACAAAAATTTCAAACAACGCTTCAACTATATTGACATTCCTATTTTAGACAGACTTAATAAGTCACCGGGTTTTTTACAGATACTTAGTCTTTACAACCTTACTTCTCCTGTGATTTCTCTTCTTTCGCCGCTTATATTATTGATTATACCATTCTTTCTTCTTAAATTTCAAAAAATAGATGTTACTGTTGCTGGATATATAGCAACGCTTAAGAGAATATTTGCAACACACCCGATTGGTAAAATGTTTTCTTTACTAGACTTTTCTAGCATGCCCTGGGATAAGAGAATATATGTTTTGATGTCACTTGTATTTTACGTTATTCAGGTCTATCAAAATGTAATATCGTGCTATCAGTTCTACAAAAATATGATTTTAATCCACAAAAATATTTTTATTCTTCGCGACTATTTCAGGTACACTATTAAAAATATGACGCATATTGTCAGTATCACATCTTCATTGGAAACATATAAAAACTTTGCAGAAGACATTAACACCAATAAAGACAAATTGGAAAAACTATGCAAGGTATTTGATAAAATTAAGCCTTTTAGTATATCATTTGGTAAGATGCTTGATATTGGTAAAATCATGAAGCTGAATTATGAGATATTTGTGGATAATGATATTAAGAAATGTGTAGACTATAGTTTTGGATTCAACGGATTTTATGAACAGGTTGACCACTTAAAGAGCATAATTGATAACGGTAGAATTAATATGTGTTCATTTATTGAAGGTAGCGTTGAGGAAGATGTAGAAGAAGTTCAAGAAGTCGAAGAAGTTCAAGAAGAAATTAAGGATGTGAAAAGACGCAAAAAAGACAAGTCCAACAAATCCAATAAATCCAACAAATCCGAAAAGTCCACTACATCAATGGTGTCTACGAAGTCAAAAGATACCGAATATTCACAAAATGATACAAAATCCAAAAATGTTACGAAATTTAAAAATTTATATTATCCTCCACATGAAAGTCCTGTAAAAAATAATGTAACAATAGATAAAAAAATTATAATTACAGGACCTAATGCAGCAGGTAAAACTACAGTTATTAAGTCAACGCTGATGAATATTATATTGTCTCAACAAATCGGTTATGGCTTTTACGAAAAAGCTGAAATTAAGCCATATGACTACTTACATTGCTATTTGAATATCCCTGATACTTCGGGTCGTGATAGTTTATTTCAAGCAGAATCTAGAAGATGTAAAGAAATTCTAGACTGTTTAGAGAAAAATCACGATAAAACACATTTTTGCATTTTTGATGAACTATATTCCGGAACAAATCCATATGAAGCAGTCGCTAGTGCCTATGGATATATAGATTACTTATCTACTAAGAAAAATGTAGACTTAATGCTCACGACACACTATATCGAGTTGTGTAAGAATTTGAAATCAAATACTAACGTTAAGAATTACCATATGAGTGTAAATATGTTGAAGGATCATAATGTAGAATACTTATATAAATTTAAAAAGGGAATATCAACAATTAAGGGAGGTATAAAAGTTTTATATGATTTAGAATATCCAGAAGAAATTATTAAAAATACTAAAAAAATTCTCGGATCCATGTAATTAAGGAAAGGATGTTTCAAAATAACAAAATAACGAAATAACGAAATAACAAAATAACGAAATAACGAAATAACAAAATAACAAAATAACGAAATAACAAAATAACAAAATAACAAAATAACATTAAGCGTTAAATATTTTATTTTTATTTATGTATAAAAATAAAAGATGTCCTTATTTAATTCACAAACTATTTTTAGTATATTAATTACATTATTGATTGGTGTCGGTTTATATTATTATGTAAGATATAAATTTCGTATTTTAGAACTTACACAGCGCGAACAAGCAAAAGTATTGCAAAGTGTAATAATTGCTATGAATAACAATAGTCAAAATATGACGAATACTTTTCAAAATAAAAGCCAAGAAGAAATAATTTCAGATGCTGTTACTCATGATACAAATCGGTTTCGTCAAGTGAATTCAAATAGCGAGTTGATTGATGTTTCAGATGATAGTGAAAGCGAAAGTGACAGCGAAAGCGAAAGCGAAAGCGAGAGTAGTAGCGAGAGTGAATGTGACAGTGAACATGTCGAGGAACATATCGAAGAACATGAAGTTACCGATAATACTACAAGAAAAATCTTATTCACTGGTAATAATGAATCTCATATAGTAGAACATTTAGATGGTCCTGATGTAAAAGTAATTGAGTTAACCAACCCTTTATATCCAAAAAATAGTAGCGAAGACTATAAAAACAAAGATAATGGCGAAGATGACAGCGAAGAAGAAGACGAAGATGATGATGTAGAAGATGATGATGTGGAAGATAGCGACAGTGAGTCCTTATCGTCTGATGTGGACTGTCCTCGTGAGTCTATTGGAGGACACGACAACCATGAGAACCATGAGAACCATGAGATTTGTGAGATTAAGGGAAATGTTGATATGAATGAAGTTAATAATCAAATAATAGATTTAGAAACAGATAATATTTCTGATGTCATTTCGGTAGATAACTCTTTAGATAATATTTCTGTAAAAACAGTATTTAAAACTAAGGATTCTGAAACACATTCCGACTATAGTTCAATGAATGTACAGTCTCTTAGACAGCTTCTTAAAAACAAGATGTCATCCGAGGGCGCGCACATGAGCGAAGCTTCTATTAACAAGTTAACAAAGAAGGAACTAATTAAACATTTGTCCTAACTACATTAATAAATATATATAAAATTATTAAAATTAATAATATTAATATGAATTCTAGCGTTAATATTATTTTTATCTAGTTTTAGTATATATTATACAATCATATAATACATGTCTTGGGCTACTTGTTACTCAGGTTCAAATAATATTCACTTTAATTTTCCCCCCATTATGATGGACGGTCGCAATTACGCAACATGGCAGCCAGGTGCCGCCGTGAATGAAAAAATCCGCGAAAATAACAATATAACTTCAAACTGGGACTACAGAACATACTTACAAAAGAACGCTGTTAAAATTATGGAAGCAAACTCTATATCATCGTGTAATAACTGTGGAGCGTCTCCTACGATGTATACAGGACCTCAAAATCCTGTAGTACAGTCGACTACGCCATATGTTTTTTCATCAGCCCTCGATATGAGCCAACCATTTGGATACGAAACGAGTGACCTTAAAAATGTGTATCTTTCTCGATACGAATTACAAAGTCGTATGATGGCTCCGGCTCTTACTCAGTATCAATATTTGGTTGATGCTGATCCCAATTCGAAGTAAATGCAAATAAACGCAGTAAACGCAAATAATGTTTTACTTTTATAAGTTAAAATATTTTTTACCTAATATATAGTTAAGCCCTTTTTGTATATTATCAATCTCGTAAATGAACACCAGCGCAACAAATGTCGAGGTAATACAGTCTATAGTGTAGTGGTTTCTAGATGCACATATTAACAGAAACGCTAAAATGTAAACGGTTAAATATAGTAACCAATATGTGGAACCGTAGTACTTATAAATAAGTCCTAACTGAAAAACAATATTTATAAAATGTCCGCTAATTCCAAGGTTATTACATGAACCCATATTCATTGTGGTTTTAAAAAAGTCGGAAGCAAATTTACACGTCTTACTGCTATCAGGTAAAGTAGTAGAGACAAAGTAAATATATGTAATTAAACGCATTAGTAAAAATACGAAAAAGTATAAAACAATATACTGGTATTTACCATTTATAATAAAAATAACTACAAAAATAAATGAAAAAAGTGAAATAAATAAATCACTTACTACATCTAGATTTCGAACTATTGGTATACTTCCCTGTATAATATCTGGAATTTTTACTTTATTAATAGGCTTGCCCTTTTCATATGAGTATTTGTTCACAACTTTTTCAGCATAATAACATACCACAAATAATAATATAAATAAACACACCAGTTTAAAATATATACTTTTCATAATTTCAAAATGTATTTACCTTATTATAATAACAGAATAAAAAACAAATATAAACAAATATAAAACTATATTGTTGTAATTAGATATATATAATATATATGAAATGAAAACAGTTATTAGTTTTGATGTAGGTATGAAAAATTTAGCATACTGTTTATTTCAAGTTGGCGATAGTAGTACAAATAGTTTAACGGACTATAAAGTATTACAATGGGAAGTTATAAACTTGTGTACTCCTATAGTGAAAAAGTGTAACAACGGTGGTTTGCAATCTTGTTCAGAAGTTGCTAAATATTGTAAAACATTTAAGAACGAACAGCAGTCGTCTAGTAATGAAAATGAAAATGAAAATGAAAATGAAAATGAAAATGAAAATGAAGAATCAGTAATAATTGATTATTATTGTAGTAAACATGCAAGAAAGTGTAAATTAAAAATACCACCAAGCGAACTTGATATTAAAAAGGTAAAAAGTAAGAAATTAGTTGATATTCAGAACATTATTGAAAAGTATAATATAGTTCCTATTTTAAATAAATCTCACGAGCCTCAAACGTCTCAAACCTATAACGAACCGACAGAACCCATAGTTATTACAAAGAGACAAAAAAATAACAAAGAACAGATGATAGATATGATACAAAATGAACTAGATAATAACTATTTGGAAAATATAGAAAACGTACGTGCTGATCAGATTGATTTGCTAACACTTGGTAGAAATATGATGACAGAGTTAGATAAATTTATATCTACTTATGAAAGTATAAATACAGGAGATTTAGGAAAAATGGGAGGGCTGGGATTGGAAAAATATAAAATAGATATTGTAATTATAGAAAATCAGATTAGTACAATCGCAAGTAGAATGAAGACACTTCAAGGTATGATAGCGCAATATTTTATAATGAGAGGAACACCATGTATAGAATTTATTTCTGCAGCAAATAAATTAAAAATGTTCATGACTAAAAAGAAAACAACATACACTGAGCGGAAAATAGAAAGTGTAGAAGTAACAAAGGAGTTGTTAGAAAAGTTGCCTCAGTTTGAAAAATATAGAGGATGTTTAGAGAAGAATAAAAAAAAAGATGATTTAGCTGACTGTTTTTTACAAGGAATATATTACCTTACACTAAAAAAGATGATAGATATTGAAGTATAATATTTTTGAATCATTTAATTACAAATATTTATTTATAATTATTTAATTATTTAATTACAATCATTTAATTATAATCATTTAATTATAATCATTTAATTATAAATATTTATAATGCGCACAAACTTAAAATTAAAGTTCTAGATTATAAATAATATGGCTGACGAAATCATTGATCTTGGAAATTTATCAGAACTTGATAATAGTTTTATGGGAGGGAGTAAAAGTGGGGGTGGAGGTGGGAGTAGAAGTAATTCGAAGAGCGTAAACTTTGGTGGAGGTTTAGAGCTTTTAATGAACGACAAGTTAAAATCAGGTAACAAAGGTGGTGGAGGAGATGGAAATATTGATTTAGACGACTTGAATGAACTAGAGGACGAGTTAAATGAACTATCAGAATCTATAAATACCAATAAAGTAACTAAAAATTTTAAATCAGATTTTTTTAGCAGCCCCAATATAAAATTAAACAACTATGATAATAACGATGACCAAAGTGATGGTGGGTATTCAGAATCTAAGAATAAATTGGGAGGAATAAGTGGACCACCTATTGGTGGAAGTAATACTAGCGGTATTGGCGCATCAACTGCAAATACAGACCCCGATAAAAAAACATGGGATGGATTCGGTAAATTTAGTAATGTACCTATGAACCCTGATGCTAATCTAGATACAACTCCGCAAATGTCAAAAGAAGAATTACTTCGCGAGAAATTTAAAATTCTTCAGAAATTAGAAGAACTAGAGACAAAGGGAATTCGCCTTACAAAAAAATATACGATGGAGTCTTCTCTTCTTGAAATGAAGGGGGAATATGAAACCCACGTCGAAGAAAGAGAAAAGAAAAACAGTATTAAATTTCAACAAAAGTTGCTTATGACGGCGATTACGGGTATAGAGTTTTTAAATAACAAATTTGATCCTTTCGACTTGAAGTTGGATGGTTGGTCGGAACAAATTAATGAAAACGTGGATGACTACGATGAGATTTTTGCGGAGCTACACGAGAAGTACAAGTCGAAAGCAAAGATGGCGCCAGAATTGAAGTTGCTTTTTCAACTTGGAGGAAGCGCAATTATGCTTCATATGACAAATACTATGTTTAAGTCTGCTATGCCTGGTATGGACGATATTATGAGACAAAACCCCGAACTCATGAAACAGTTTACAAGTGCTGCTGTAAATACTATGTCACAGTCTTCACCGAATTTTGGTAATTTTATGGGAGACATCATGGGAGGTATGGGTGGCGGAGGACAGCAGCAACCGCCTAGCAACTTTAATAACCAGAGACCACCGCCACCTCCTGTAGCAACTAAAGGTCCTAATTCGGTTCCTCCTCCTAGAAGAGAAGGCGATATTTCAAACCGTCCTGATTTAAATTTTGGAAGAGGTAACATGAACGATGGTGTAAATCTGTCTGAAAATTATATAAATCCTTACGAGTCAAAGTCGACGCGCGGTGCTCCTCCTCCTCTTCCTCAAAACCCGCGCCCTGAAATGAGAGGACCATCGGATATTAATAATATTTTATCAGGGCTAAAGACTAAGAATGTAAATATTACGCAGTCGTCTAGTGGTAGTACAAGCGCGAATGCGAATGCGAATGCAAACCAAGCATCTGAGGATAAAGGAAGTACCATTAGTATATCAGAGTTGAAAGACTTGCAAAATGAGAATATGCCGAACAAGACAAAACGCAAACCTAAATCTGAGCGCAATACTATAAGTTTAAATATTTAACATATTATAGATTATAGATTATATATTAAATCTAATATATCTAATATACTAATATAACTAATAAACTAATTTTAATTCATATAGTATTTAGCATTATAATAATATAAATAAAATATAGTATTATAGTATAAACGTAAATGTCAGACTCTGTAGACTCTTTAAGCTTTAGCGATTCTAGCCCCGAAGAGAAACTTAAACTTGGTAAGACACTAGGCAAGGTTATCAGTGTTGCTGGTAAAGTTCTTCCTATTGCATCTCAGTTTGTCCCTGTTCTTGCTCCCATTAATGCTGCCGTACAAGCTGGAAAACAAGTTGCCCAAGTTCTTAAACATTAATTAGGTAAACTAATATTTTTAATAATATGATATTAAAATAATATATTTGGCGTATAATAATATAAATAAAATATTTAGTTATATTATAAAATGAATTCCTCTGATTTTTCAACCGACGCTGCCGAAGAGAAGAAACTCCAACTTCCCTCTTACTCGCAGATTAGACCCCACCTTGTTCAACCCGTGAAAGACGTCATCAAAGTCATTAATAGTCTTGCACCAGCAATCTCCGCTCTTCACAACTAATAATTAGACAAATAGTAAACTAATATTTTAATATAAATATTAAATTACATTAATATAAATATTAAATTACATTAATATTTATATAAATGATATCTATCGTAGCTCTAGTTGACAATAAAAACAACAATAATACAGATGCAGATTTTAATGCCTCGATTACTTCTATTATAAATCAAACATATAAAGAATGGGAATTAAAAATTGTATTGTACAACATAAACCAAAATGATGTATGCTCGATACAAAATTATAAAGATGTCGACGCCAGAATAGATATTATAAAGTATGTTGAAAATGAAATAAATACACCATCAAATGCGCTGATAAAAGTAGCATCCGATGAATGTAAATATGAGCATATTGCCCTTTTATTTATTAATGATGCATGGGTTACTAACAAATTAGAATTGGCGGTAAATACACTTTTAAAGTATCCTAGAATAGATGTATTGGGGGGTCAAAGTATATATGAGAATGAAAAATCGCGTATTCCTGAGGGGGAACTATGCAAGTATAATATATTGAAAATAAATCCTTTCCTAAATTCAAGTGTAGTTATTAAAAAAAATGTTTTAAAAAACTTAGAACTATTAGAAGTAATAAGCGAAGACTTGGCTTCCGAAATAAGTGCAGTTTTAAATATATTATGGATTCAGTTAGCGATTCAACAGTGCGTATTATATAACATGAGTGATATAACTGTAAAACATAACGATAGTTCAACTTTTGTGCACTATAAAGAATGCTATGATACGGCAGAGTTCAAAAAAGTATTAAACTACTATACTTCTAATTATATCAGAGTTAAATTTTTTAGCGACTATTGTGTATCGGGTCGCTGCAAAGAGGAATATGAAAGAGCATGTCTTGTTCAAAATATAGAGTACTACGGCAAAACTAAAAAAATATATTTTACAACAACGGAAACATATACACATGCAATTATATTGAACTGTCCTACTCCGCAAAATTTACAAGTACCGGCTAGAAACGTTATTGGATTCGCCCAAGAACCACCGAATACACCATTTTTAAAAATTTATCAAAATAATTTTATAAACTACGCCGTTAAAAATATAGGAAAATATTTTATTGGTTCTGTAGATAAATTTCCAACACCGACATTTGCAGAACACCATGGTTTTTTGTTCTATGAAACACCTAAAACTTTGCCTTTTACACCCCAAAAATCAAAACTAATGTCGATTATGGTATCTCATAAAACATATACACCAGGTCACCAATATCGCCATGACCTTGTTCGTTATATTTTAAAACATAGTTTGCCTATAGATATTTGGGGGAATGGGGCGGATAAATATAAACTAGAATATCCTAATAATAAAAATATTAAGGGGTCTTTTAAATCTATGGAAGAAATGTGCAAGGATTATTCATTTACGATTGCAATAGAGAATACGAGTCACGACCACTACTTTACTGAAAAAATAATAAACCCTTTTATAAACAATACTGTGCCGATATACTGGGGTTGTAAAAAAGTGGAAGAATATTTTCCCAAACATACGGTTAGACTCACCGGTGATATTAACAGGGATGTTATCATTATTAATAATGTATTGAAAAACCCGAATAAGTATATAAATGAATACAAAATAGACCAAGAAATGGTATTAAATAAAGTAAATATTGTTAAAAATATTGAAAGAATGTTTATCGATAATTCATGAATTGAACAGGATAATCTGTTATAATGCCGTCAACCCCATATTCAATATTTTGTTTTAATGCTTTTGTATCATTTATTGTCCACGGTAAAACTTCAAAACCATTTTCCTGTAATTTTTTAACGATTTTTTTATCTATTAATTTATAATCAGGGGATATTATTTTAACGCCTAAATTTTTTGAAGTATTGATTAAAGTATCGATATTTGGTAGCTGATCTTCTATTACGTATGCCGTTTTTATGGTTGAGTCGATTTCTTTAATATATTTTAATGCTCTTACGTCAAAAGACTGTACGATAACATCATTTGTTATATTATATTTATGAAGTAATTTTACTAGGGTATTGGAAAAATGATATACTTCATTATCAGTATCTAGAGACTTTTCAGTTTTTATTTCAATATTCATCATTATTTTTTTATATTTGTAGTCTGTTTGAATTAGATTAATCAACTCTATAAAAGTAGGAATTTTCTCACCCGGAATAGTTTGTTGATTTGGGAAATTTATATTTTTTTTAGAACCACAGTCATATTCTTTTATTTCTTTTAACAATAGCGATTTTATAGGTTTACTAACACCATTACAAATTTTTGTATTTATATTTTTGTCATGGTAAATTATAATTTCATCATCTTTTGTAATTTGAAGGTCTAATTCTATAAAATCGACATTGTTTTCTATTGCATTTTTAAAAGCATAAAGTGTATTTTCAGGAAAATCGCCGCGCGATCCACGATGACCATGTATCTGTACTTTTTTATGTTTACCTGGAACATAATATTCATACAATCGTAAAAATATAAGTATACAAACTACAGAGTAAATTTTTATACGATTATATACCATAAAATTATCTATTTTTCTTGATAAATGATACGATAAATCGTAGAATATACGGTTTTTATTCAGTTTACATAAGTTATTTTCAAATATTGTTAAAAAACATGTATTAGTTGTAGATGTCCACGATAATAAAGTAATAAATAATATAGTTGTGGTAGCCCATAAAATAGAAATTGGAGCAAGAAATCCATAGTATACAAAATATATACATAAATGGTGTAATGAACGAATTATTTCTCCCAGTAAAGAATTACATGGTTTATCTTTGGCTATTTGAACTAAATAAGATAATGTAAATACACCCCCTCCAATTAAAAAAAATAATATTTTATAACCTTTTGTATTGGATAAGTCATTAAATTTTGATATATAGTTAAGCATATAGTTAAGCATATAGTTAAGCATATAGTTAAGCATATAGTAAATCGAGTTATATATAATAACTCGATATTATATATATAATAACTCGATATTATATATATAATAAATTATAACTCATGTCTGGGATGTTAAAAAAGACGCAAATGATAACCAAATAACGTATGGTATAAAACAATAACCCGCTGCATTATTAATAGGAAAAAATAATACCGTAATAATTAACGCGAAAATAGCTAAAAGTATTAGTGTTACAGTAGCAAAAAATTTGTCAGGGTAGTAGACAAAATAGGGCCACCAAGTCATCACTAATAACAACTGAATCGCATATAAAAATAAATAAAATTGCTTAGTGCTCATAGTAACATTAGTACTATTCCATATAAGATAAGAAGAATATCCTAATAATAAATATAAGATTGGCCATACAACACCAAATAACCATGGAGGAGGACTTAAGTAAGACTTTACTTTTGGAATTCTTTTACGAGATACAAAGTATCCCGAACCTAACCCTAAAATGATTGGAGCAGTTAATAAAATATAAGATATCATGCTATTTTTGTTTTTAGACATTTTTAGGTTTACCTTATGTTACCACTATAGTATATAAAAATATTATATAATTTATAGAAATATAGAAATTATATAAATTATATATTTTATATCGTAAATGAGTTATAATTATCTTATAATATTATTTAGATAAAATAACAGTACTTATAAATAAATCAATTAATCAATCAATCAATATGACTAGCAATGATAATAATATCTTATTAATAGAAACTAGTCAACAAAAATCTAATAATAATCCAACCACTGATGATATACATAACTATGATTTTAAAACAGTTTGCATTAAAGAACGTGTCTTTTTAAAAAGAGAAAAATCATGTAATATATTTTTATTACAATTTAATTTAGAGAATAAAAATAAAAATTTACACGATATTATAAACATTAATATGTATAATCTACTTTATAATTTAAATAAAGATAACTTTGAAAAAATAGAAATAAAAAAATGGATTTCCCCGAATGAAGTAGAAGTTCTTTTTCTGTTTAAACCTTTTGGTAAAGACTTAGGTATTAAACCAAAATACATGTACATAAAAACGGTAGCAGATATTAAAAATGAAAAACATATATACACAAGCGTTGACATCGAGTATCCAAATATGAACGAAATAAGTAATTATGAAAGAATTAAAAATACTATATCTACTATGGTTATAAACTTTGAGTCGGATTCCAAAATAAATGTATACTATATATTCAAATTTGAACTATTTCACTCCTTACCAATATATATGGAAAATATTTTAGGTCTTACTATGAAAAAAATGTTTTTAAATTTAAAAAACTTTATAGAAATGGTATAATAAATTATAAATATATAAAGATTACAGTACATAATACTATTATAACATATTATTATGTACCAAAGAATAAAACAGTCTATATATCCAGGTCGTGTTGAAGATTCTGAACAGTTAGAAGATGTAAAGATTGATAATTGTACGAGTAATTCTCACCGCGGCGATGAAAGTGAATATAAAGACCCAAGTAAAAAAATTAGTCTTTCAAATAAGGTATCAGATATTTTTAGTTATATTTTTAAAGGTTTTCCATTATACTTGGCGTCGGGTATATCTAATTCGTGGTTTATAACATGCTGTTTTGGTATATATACAAAACATTATTTGATATACAAAGTATCGAAAAAGACACCCGCTGATTATAATAAAATGGTAAAAAATATAGCTTCGAACATGTCGGAGAAAAATATATTTTTCACAAAAATATTCCAAGCATTCGCAAATAATAATAACTTAGTTGATAAAGATTTATTTCATCACTTTATTGCATATACTGATAGTGTCAAGTACGATCCAAACGAAGTTGACTATAATGGATTATACGATCTTATAAATATTGCTAGAAAAAACGGCGATTATCTTGTAATCGAAAGTGAAATTCCTATTAAATCAGGTAATATTGCGCTAGTATATAATGCAAAGTTAAACGGAAAAAATGTTATTATTAAATATCGTCGCACTAATATTATAGAAAAATTTAATAAGTCAATCGAAGAATTAGAATTATTAGTAAGTATATCTAAGAAAATACCGTATCTACGCGACTTAAATATAAGTGACTTATTTGAAGAAAATCGCGAAATAATGACCAACCAGTTAAACTTTTTAAATGAAATAAAAAATATTAATATATTTTATGAAAAATTCAGAGACGTACAAAATATTTGTATACCAAACGTATATTCTTACTTTACGGAGGAAAACCCATGTGCTATCATAATGGATAAATTCGAAGGTAGTCGAATAGAAAATATTTTACACGAAGATAAACACGAGTATTCAAAAATACTATCACGGTTTAACTTAAAATGTGTTTTCTATGACGCAATATATCACGCGGATTTACACTCAGGTAATGTTATTTTTATGAAAGAAAATATTAAATGCAAAGATGAAAATGATAAAGAAATATTACAAACTGTATTAAAAATAGGTATAATAGACTTTGGAATTATAGGAACAATGACAAGAGAAGAACAAGATGTATTTTTCACATTTTTTAAAATTCTTGTTAGTAAAAATCATATAGAGTTATCAAAATTTATTACTGAAAGTCTATCTGAAAAAATAGATAATTCAAAACCTACTATTTCTGAAGGACATAAAAATATATTAATTAATCAAATTTCCGCAATATGTAATAATGTTCTAAGCAATGATACCAAATTTTTCGGCGGAGAAGAAATATACGATATAAATAAAATACTAAAAACACAAAATTTACAGTTTTCGAAATTTTTTTGCCGTGTTGAGTTAGCAATCGCAATCTCAGAAAACGTATGTAACTATCTAGCAACAAACTCCTCATATATTGAACAAATGATGATAGCATTCAAAGACATTTTTGGTAACGATATAGATGAATTATTGTAGACTACGCAAACAATGATAATAATATTATATTATTGTAATATATTATTGTATTATATTATACTATTATATATAATAAATTATAACTACGGGTATGAATGTTAATATAATTAAAACTATTATTTTTTTCATTATAGTTATTTATATTGTTACTTATATTAATAAAAACTTTGTTGAAATCTTCGACGTAATTCAAGATAATACAAAAAAAAATTTAACTACATACCCGCAATATATTTATATATATATTCCATTGATGTTTTTTATCGCTTCAAAAGCAAACTTATTTCAATATGCTGATGGATTTTTTGAATTATATATTCAAAAAATGGGAAATAGTGTAAATAATCATAAAACATCTTACTCTAAAGCAAGCTATTTTATAGGAATAATAACAATTATATCAATTTATATATTTGCTTTACTAAGTACTGCATCGGCGTGCGCTTTAGGAAATGAAGATGTAGTTATCTATTCTTCTATATGCTTATTGATGTATTTTTACTTCAAATTTAAAAATATAATAGGCTTGAAAGAAGTATATACAGAATTACTAATATACTTGGGGTATGCAATTGGTATTCTTATTGGATATGGTTCAATGTTATCTACATTTATTTATATAATTGAACACATGGTGGTAAATAAGGATATAAACTTTTTTTCAAACATTGGACCAATTGTTTTCGCAATTCCTTTTATTTACTACTTAGTGGGTGAAAAAGAAAATTTGATAAAAATAGATAAACTTTCATTTAAACTTAAAAGTTTTGGATATATTGCTTTGTTTTCAGTATTGATGGGAGTTATATCATTTCTATTTTTAAAATCTATTAACTTTATGTTTAATAGTATCAAAAAATCAAAATTTAATAACTTATATGTTATAGGTTTTGGGTTTATTCTTGCATTCATTCTTAAAAAAAATGGGTTCATATCATTAAAACCAGGCCAGCAATATATTAATGAAGAGTTTCAAGCTTCGATTAATAGGGAAAAATTAAAAAAACTTGAAGAAGATAATAATTATGACGAACTTGAAAAACTTAAAAAATTAGAAAATGAAGGAAAATTTAATACAGATAACAAGTTTAATCTAACATTTCTTTTAACAAGGTTAGTAAACTGTGCTACTGGACTTAGTGCTGGACTGATAGGAGGGTTCATAATACCATCTATCACTATTGGATGTATGTTTGGTTCAGTATTATCCGAGTATACAAATGTTTCCCAAAAAAATCTCATGTTTTTGGGCATGATTGCTTTCTTAAGTCCATTTTTAGGTACTCCTATAACAAGTGCTTTATTAGTAAACAAGATATCTAATCAAAAATATGATTTACTACCTCTTTCAATAGCCGTTTCATTCATTTCTTACTTTACGTATACACTGTTAAAAAAAAGATTTTTTTAATTTAAAATATACTTTACTTACATGTTACTGATATACAAGTTACTATTTACTATTTACTATTTACTATTTACTATTTACTATTTACTATTTACTATTTATTATTAGAAAACACTAATAATAAATCATGCTATTAGACAAAATAGTTATATTTATTGCATATGTTTTATTACACATGTTTTATAGTCTTTTTGTTACCTTTTTTATATTCTTTACTTTTAATATGTTTTTTAGTCATTTTACGTTTTTTAGTACCTTTTGTCGATGATGACTTTTGGTAATATTTATTTTTAATCTTTTTAGTAAATAGAATATTATATTTATTATTACCACCCTTACTACCGCCTCCGCTCGAGCTTTCACCTGCACCAATTAATTTTGCTGTATTAACGGCATATGACCAGTGTCCTGTTCCTCCTACCAAAAAATACGAACCTGGATAATACAGTATAAAAGGAGAAATATCATCAAGCGTGCATGACGTCTGTTTACTAGATTCGACTATAAATTTTAACACTTCATTCATATCTATTCTTCTTGGATCGTCCTGATCTATATATCCAATAAAGTCCATTTCACCTATATTATAATAGTCCCAATAAAATACATTAAATAACGCAATCTCCTCTATTCCTGTTACCGTAACTATTGGTTGTCTATAAAACAAAGATGCAAAATATATTTCTTCGTCGCCTCCCTGATAATTATAACCAACAAACCGTTTTATAGTGCTAACATATTTAAACTCATTTTTACCATTTTTTATTATATATTTTATAATTGGATAATTCTTATATGTTATACTACTCCTATCAATCTCTTTTATTATATTATAAATTTTTATCATAAGGCCTGAAATGTCTCTTCTAACCCTACTCTGTTCATTAAATTGTATGTTATATTTTTCTTTTGTAGATTCACTTTTATACTCTTCAAACTTTTCGGGTGTTTTCAAATAATCCGATGATAACATTCCCACCGAATTATAAAAACAGTTACCATCACCATTAGAATTATATTTAACATAGTTAACTGCTTTTAATAACCCCGATGTACCCGTTGGTTTACTCAGTCTTTTAAATATTTTGGGAATTACGAGAGGTTTTTTGCCCTTACTACTCGCAATAGTAGAAGTTAACCCATGATTCAAATTACCAACAATAGTTTTAACCTTATCATTTTTATTTTCTATTACGGTTGAGTATAAAATTAATAATATTCTTTTGACATCAATAGGTGTAGGAAAATGTATTAAGTATAAATAGATACTATATCTTTCACTATCATATAAGAAACCTAATATATCATTTGCTGTTTCTTCATCAATATGGTTACCATCATAGTCTTTATATACAGTACTTTTTAAACTATCTAAAAAGGTTTCTTTATGGTTTATAATTTCTAGGACTTTAGCGTCTGCATCATCATTGTTGGATAAATAAACTCTATTAAATTCTTCTTTACTTATCAATTGTATATCTTTTTCTATATTTTCAGATGAAAATAATTGTTGTATAAAACAATGCTTTGAATCTATTTTAAACCTTTTGAAGTAACATAAGTCATTCAGAATATAATATAACTTAGAGTCATAAACTTTAATTAAAAAATCTTTTATTTTTTTAAAATCTTTCTTTGATATTTTATAACCATCACACCTTATTAAATCATTCATAACTGTGTCAAAATTATACTCATCGTTAATTGATCTACTATCGAACTCGCGATAATTATTTATACCAAAAAATATGTTTCTATCATTTTCAGGTATATCATCTGGTTCGCCAAATGATTCGTCGATAGTAGAGTCGCCACTACTACCTTCATCATCGTAATCAACATCATCATAGCTGTCTTCATTTACACTAATTTCGGAATCATGAACTGACTCTATTTCTTTGCTTAAAGCATCACCAATACTGGCGCACTTTGTTCCATAAGATTTCGTCGGAATTAAGTATCCTAAATTTCTCATGTAACAATATACAGGTAATCCAATCGATTGTATAATATCAACTTGTATCTTTGACTGATCTGCGGTGTTAGAGGATTTTAATCTAAGAATTTCATCTCTTACAGTAGTAGATGATAAACTATATACATCGGAATCTTTACCATCTATTCCTATTTTCAAGTATTTTGGATTACTGTATGAATCAACCTCTTGTTGCTTCTTTTTTATTTGTGTTTCTTCGGACTCTCTTACTACATAAATTATACTATATCTACTTGATTCTGAATAATTTCTTATAAAAAAATCAGAACCACATAAGTAAAACAAGCGTAGAGTTTTTATTATCTCTTTCTCAGCGTCTTTATCTCTATATGCGTGACTTGCATCGAGTATTTTTACTATTTTATGTAAAAGCAATGCTTTTGGATCACTATCTGCTACGTCCAATATTAGCATATTATTAGAATTAAACTTACTATCTTCACCCCAGTTATACGCATCACATGCAAGTTTGCATAACTTTATTCTGTCTTCAGAACTCAACACTTCGTCATACTTTAAACCTTTACTCATAATGTACTTTCTTGTAGATACAACCATTATACCATAGTATCCTTCTGGTTTATCTCCATCAGCACTGGATTCACGCTCAACAAGAGTATCATATGCAGTCTTAAACATTTTAATATGACCGTTATGAGGTGGATTAAAACTACCACCATTTATTATAAATACATTTTTATCTATATTTTTTATCATAATATTTAAAATCTCATCTAACGATAAAATTCTTGACTTATATGATGTTTTTAACTTTAACCTAGATGAAGACGATACTGATGCTGACGATGACGATGGTGATGTCTCCGAAGAATCAATAGACACTGGTGAACCTGGTGGTACTTTAGGTCCCGTATCATCTTCACTACCAGCATCTTCGGCATCTTCACCAAACGACTTTAAATAATCATCTTCTAGTTCATCTTCGTTGTACAGTTTATATTCAGGGTCTTTAATATCGTTCAATATTGCATTTAAATAGTTCATTTTTTTAATAAACGGTTCGCCATCATACCCAGGTAACGATTTTAATTTAGTTTTAAGAGGCATATAAAAATTTTGTATAGAGTTTTTCAGTTTATAATAGTCTACGCGGTTTTTATTGTCATCGATTGTTGTCATAATATCTTTTAAAATTCGTTGAGGTGTTTCACCTTCATCATCATCATCATATAGTATTTCTTTCAACTTATCATATAATGCTTCTGTTATCTTAATATAATTTGATCTTAACTGTTTATCATCTAAATAGTCTTTTATCGATATTGTCTTTTTACTACCTAATGCATCATTACTAGCAATCGGCCCTAACTTAAAAAATGTTGAACAAGGAGTTTGTCCTTGTCTATCGGATGGAAAAATATACCACATCCAGTGTGATTTTTTTTTACCGTCGTTAATTTCAGTTAATGCTTCTTCAAATGTAGAACCGGTTAGATGGTAAGTTATACTATCATTAACCCCTCCAGGTATTTTAGCACCTCCCTTAATACCTTTGTCTTGTGCATCAATAAATTCTTTTACGGTAGCTCTACGAATTATACCATTTATTTCTTTAATAGCTGGCTTTTTTGATGAAGTTCCTGGCGGCGGTACAGATATAGACGTAGGTGCAGATGCAGGTGCAGATGCAGGTGCAGATGCGGAAGATGATGACGCTTTCTTTTTAAGCGGCCAATCTTTTATATCAGGTAACGCGTAACCTACTTCTTTAGCTAATTTTATTAACGTATTTTTTTTTATTTCATCCAATTCATACTTACCACTATCGTAAGCTGACAAAGATGATTTTATAAAAAAATTTTTAGAAAGCACATCAGATTCTTCACTACTCGTCTTAATTGACTTTATTGTTTCAGTAACCAATTTTTTATCGGCGGGATTAAGTGGAATATATTTTATTTTTGATGAATCTAACCAAACAATATTACCTTCATTTCCTAGAGGATTTAATGCATTTAATAAAAATATGTCACTAATACTACTTTTAGAACTTAAAATACTACCATCTGTATTAAAAGAAAACCAACACTTTATGTAGTAATCTTTTTGGTTCTTCTGTTTAATATCATAATAAAATAATAATGTTCCTATCGGTATATATTTAATAAAAGAACCACTCTCTTTAGTATTATAAAAGTTATTCCATTTAAGGTCCGTTACTTTATTATTAACAAACTTATTTTTTTCACCCATGCTATAAAAATCATAAATATCACTAGTAACGGTTACGTAACCTCCGGGTGCTTCTAGCTTCATAATACCCGACTCGTCTATTTTTTTTAATAATGATAGCGTTCCACTAGCACCCGATTCAGAGTTCTTTTGTTTTATATACTGTTTAAATGCCTTAATAAACATGTCTCGGATCCCATATAATTCTGTCTGTTTACTGCGATTTTCTCCTATCGCCGCATAACACATACTTGAAATACCCGAACCAAATGAAAGTTCTACATTTGCAGCATTTACAATAGCATTGATGGGCGTACCGTTATGTATAAGGTCGATTGTTTCATCTATTAAATTTTTTTTACCATCAGATATTTTTAGTACTGATTGTACTGATTCAATAATTTTTTTCGTACCAGAAGCGCGACGTTTTGCATCCATAAGAGCATCTCGTTCGTTTACACCCCAAGGGGAAAAATATATCCCTCTAACTGTGTTAGTTAAACCACTTCTCCCTGTGTCAATAAAATTGTAAAAGTCTATTACTCCCTTTACTAATAACTCTGCGTGTTTTTCTTTACTATGCGTACGACCTGCTGCAATTTCTACACGCTCTAACTCTTTATAAAATAATTCCCCTCCTATAAAAGGGAAAATAATAGATTCAACTTTATTTATTGCAGCCAAAATAAGAGAATTCATAACCGAATTAGACAATACGTCTCTAGATATTAATTCGCCAGTACCAGACTTTCCAGGAGATGCTTGTATCATATACTGAACCGTAACATCAGATGGGGATGCAGTTGTTGCTGACGGATGTGTATATACTATATTATTTAAAGGACTATCCCCAATCTTAATTAGCGTTGCTGAACCTGGGGGCATTATTAGACCACGATTTGCAAATGTCATATTGTAATATGTATTTACTACTGAGACACTACTATACAGTAAATTAGTTGCTGAAGTTGCTGGAGGTGTAATAGGTAGAGCTTTAAATATTTCTTGTTCAACATAGTACGTTATATTATCAACTTTTGTTTTACTTTGCATAACCATTGACGATAATGGAGCACTTGAACTTGACACAGATACGGAAGAGGAAGCCATAGCACTAGCACTAGCACTAGCACTAGCACCAGAAAATTCTACCTTTTTACTAGTAGGTTTTGGATAAAATAAAGCAAAGTCTATATTTGTTGGATTATATTTTCCCTCGTTATATCCACCAAAACATGAAGGTGCATTATTTTTACTTGTGTATATGATTGTTTGTTGCCCTGGAACACTATCACATTTTAGAAAAGTAGGTAAAACCCCTTTCGGAAATGGTTGCAGCATATTAATATTAAAATCTCCAATAAATACGATACCTGAATATTTGTATTTTGCGCTTTGTCTAAAATAAAAAACAACCGTATTTAATAGTACGTATACCTGCTGCTGTCTTTGGTACATTTTTGGGGTATTTTTATCATCCAATTGCAGATGAACAGACGCTATTATTTGGTTATTTTTACTATTTACAAAAAACCATAACCTAGCACAGTCTTTTTTAATAAGGGTTTCTTCATAATTTTCTATTTTTTTTTCAATTAAGATACGTATTAAATCTGTAAAAATTGTCGCTGCTTCATCATTAGAAAAATAGTTTTTAGAGTCCACAATTAAAAATCCCAAACTTTTTATATCTTCGACTTGTATTGCTTTTTTATTAATCACCATATAAAATTCACTGTATAACTTATCATTATCTTTTATTAAAGAAGGTATAACACCCAAATTTGCATTACCACTAGTTATCGTGCTAGTAAAAAGATTTTTATAGTTAAAAGACTTTTCCTTTCCTTGTCCTTTATTTAAACCCTTTTCTATAGCAGAATTAGGTCCCTCCTGAACTAATAAATAGTCATATCCGCTATTTACCATATCAACAATAGCTCTAGCATTGTTACTTAACCTTGACTTATAGAGGTCAATATCTTCTTTAACTTTTCCGTTAAACTTATGGTAATAAAAAGGCTTCCCTGAATCTTTATCTAAACCTTCACCACCATAACCTGCAACATTCCACGTTATTACATTTATTTCTGCTGGAAAAGCTCCTCCTTCCATTGTTTCTTCCGCGTTCCCACCCATTAGAGTACCGGCACTCGTACCGCTAACAGCAACCAATGGTCCGCACTGTTTACTACCAGAGTTATTAACTTTATACATAACAGGAGAATGGTCGGAAAATATATTTCCTTTATTTTCACCCCAGTTTTTCATTTCAAGTTCCGTCAAATATTTATAATCCGGTTTACCTGTTTCGCATATAACAACAGATTTTTTATAAGGAGAACCTTTAAATGTATTTTGTTTTGACACCATGTAGTCAAAATTACGCAGTTTTGTCAATTCTTCACCTGTTAAAGGTATAGCATCGGGAACAAGTTTCGTGGATTCCTCTGCGGTTTTTTCTGAACTAGTCTGTGTCCAATCGGGAACTTCCTTTTCTTCTACTTCAGGAAGCGGTGACGTTGTTGCGATGGGGGGTGGTGAAACAGGGCGACGCAAAGGACTACCCATGGGTCTAGGGACAGCAGTTGATGACATAGACCTTATTGGTCCGCCAATTGCTTGTTCTATTACACTTCGCCTAGCCTCGTCTTTAAATGAAGCTTCTTGACTTTGTTGTGCTTGGACGCTATTTTTATCTTCTGTTTGTATAACTCGATTTACATACTCGGTATCAAGTTCGAATACACCACCTATCGCATCACTATTTGATGGATTCGATTTGTTTGGAAAAGCAGGCAATCCTTCAGGCGAGTCCGAATTAACTATTTTATGCATTTCTTCTTTTGGACAAAGAAGTAGTTTACCTGTTGTAAATATAAGCCCGCTTTTGTTTATTTTTTCGGGGTTTGTCATTGAATATTTATATCCAAACATGTCGGGTAGTGTTTGACTATTGGTGTATCCGATTAAACGAAGGCGACCATTTTTACCTTTACCACCATATAGGTATGTCAATATCTTACATGTTTTATAGATAAATTCAGATATTTCATCAGCATATGCTGCAACTGATGGGTAATTGATGGGTTTAAATACATTATTACTTCTTGTTAACAACAAAGCTAATGCAGGTGCTTTTGAGTAAACCTCTTTTATCGTGCCTTTACCAATGGGTTGGTCGTGCGGTATATCAAAGTTAAAGTCACCAGTCATAAAATATGGATTAATATCGGTTGAACTCGATAAGTAGTATCGGGTCCTAAATTTTGAAATAAATCCTGCTATTAGTAAAACTTCTAACATTTGTTTAGTAATTTTTTTATTGCCTGTAGTTTCTGTAGTGGGTTTATCTGTTGTGGCTGGTTTGCTAGGCTTGCTTGTTGTAACTTGCAGAGCTTTCGCAGCTTGTTTAGATTCAATTTGTCTTAAAGTTTCGGCTGTTTCTAATTTTATATTTATAATTCCAAAAATTTGACCACCGGGAATATAACCATCATTCATATACTTTTTACATGGTTCAGCTTCTGTTTTAACTTTACCTTGTTTTCCTGTACCGGTATTACCAAATAGACCTGACATAAATCCTACTTGTTCTGAGTTATCTTTATTATACCACTCATCGCTATCACTGCCGTCACCTCCACCTCCGCCTTGTGTAGCGACGTTTCTATCCGGTGCCGGGCTAGGACTAGGACTAGGGCTAGGGCTAGGGCTAGTGTTTACTATAGGTTGTTCGGTAGTTCCTTCTTCTTCATAGTCTTTAATTGGTTCAACAGATTCTTTTGTTTCGTCTTGCTCTGGTATTATTGTATCTTCGACATTATTTATTTTAATATTACCTATAATGCTGGCTATGCCGGGTATTTGTCCGGGTATTTGTCCGGGTATTTGTCCGGGTATTTGTCCGGGTAACTGTGACGGATTTCTATACTTTCCACCTTTAAACTTACAGTAAACAATTGTCGCAAAAGATGTATTGCTATAAAGTAGATCGATTGAGTCAATTGTTTCAATTCTTTTTTTATTTTTACGTATGAATGGGGCAATTCTTATATCTGCTTCATCTTTTAATTCAAACTTGTCACTTTTAAACATAGTTAGGTTACCTAGTGCTGTTTTTTTACCCGCACTACTTAACGTATCACCATAAATATTTTGTTCAAAAAAGTAAACAAATACGTAGTGATCTTTATAACGTTCATATATTTGTGCTATTAAGTTTAGGGGGTCTTCTATTTTTTCCAATAACCGGTCTAATACCTTTCTATGTATTTTAATTCTTTCTAATTGTGTTATATCTTCCAGTATTTCTTTTTCTGAATCACTTAAAGAAGAAACAATTGTTGTGTATGCTTCTATCGAACATTGAACATTTTGGAAACAGTATACGTCAGAACCGCAGCTATCCATTGCAGCAAATAGTAGTTCTTTACGTTTACTCCACGAGTTTTCATTTTTCCACGATACACCTGCAAAAGAGTTGTCTATACTTTTAAAATCTTCTATTAGCTTTTCCTGTCCCAAAAAACTATACTGAACAAGGGATATCTGATTTACGCCAGAATTTAATTGAGACATAAGCTGACTCGACCCTACATCCAATGCCTTTTTTATAAAACCCGGTAGAATATCTGTAATAGATGGTGTTTGTTTTATAGTAATAGAATTTTTAATTTGTTTTCCAACTCTTGACCAGTTTTGCTCTAAGAAATTTCGTTTCCATAAATTCTTAAGTTGTGCACCCCTTACAGCACAAGATGAGAATAAAGTTCCATCTCGATCAATAGGTAGTTTTCCTTGTTCTATTTTTTCTAGAAATAGCTGTAGTTCAATATAGTATGCAACTTTATAGTTTTCTAGAATTTTATTTAGTTGTTTAAATGTATTATCCCATTCGAGATAGTCGATTATATATGAAAGTCCTTTATATTTAAATATTGTTTTGCTTGAAAATAGTACATCTAAAATGAAACGAATATTATGACGAATAATGGAGTCGAGTTCATTTAAAGATGATTCGGATAATTTTTCTCTTAGTTTTTCAATTCTATTTTCATAAATTTCACCCGCCTTCTTTTTTTGTTGTCCCGAAATAGTAGACAATAGGTTTTGTTTTTCTAATATTCTGAAAAGAAACTTCAATATTGTTCTAGTTTGTTCGTTTAGATCTATTTTTATTTGGAGCGTCTGTGTTTTTCCGTTTAGTATATTAAATAGTGTAGTAATCGGTACTTTTACTACATCAGTTGATGATGCTCTCGAGCTTTCAATAATAGATTCAATTTGTGAATTTGCAACTTGTCTTGAATAAATAACACTTTTTAAATCTTTTACATCTGATTTCGCATCAACCTCCGTTATAGAAAAAGATGACACGGGTTCATATATAAATCTTCGCCCTGTATTTGATACCGATTGAGGAAGGTAGCTTTGTCCCGTTACACGTTTAAAAAAATCATTTATTTGACTTTCTACAGTTCGTTCTGGTGTTTCGGTATTATATTTATCGGTTGACACTGTACTAGAACCGGAAAGGCCTGTAAAAATTTTTACTTTATTATCAACAGGTCCTCCAATGAGCCTATAGTTGTCTCCTTCCTTTATCATCAACATGGAAGCCGATGGTATTTTTTTGTTTAAGTCGGCCTGTTGTTTCATTTCTTGATCTGTTGGTCTAGTATATATAAAAGCGTACACTGAACCTATAAGTTTATTTTGTTCTTGTGCGGGGTACCAATTTGTAATATAATTTCCTTCCGTTTTTTGGTCTGTTTCGTATACTTTATTTTTACTATTTAATTTATCGCCTTTTTGTTGTTCTTTATCTCGATTCAGTGCATCAATATCATCCACAGACACAACTTGGTTATCATTTCCATATAGCTTAATCGGTTCTCCTAATTTTTTTAAAAATGCTTTAAAAAGGTTTATATTAAAGAATGTGTCTATTCGCGCAGGTACAGTAACATTATTTGGAAACCCCGAGTTATTAAATTTTACGAGTGAAGCAATAAATGGTTCTGAATCCGGTAATACACGAGTTAATAAACCGCTTGTACCTGAAGAAGTGGTGGTTGTTCCCATTCCTGGTCGCATTCCTGTTCCCATTTCCATTCCCATCCCTGGTCCCATTCCCATTCTTCCTCGTTCTCTATCATATAATCTATCGCGACTATCATTAAAATCTGAATCAAATAATGCTCCTCCTATCATTACTTCCTTTTTTTTTTGTAATGCTGCAGCGAGTGCAGGTACTGGGGGGGCTGGGGCGACTGCTTTTGCAATATTAGTTGGAATTTTTGGGAGGTCTGGAACAACTTCGCTTTGTTTTGCAATAATTTCTTTTTGCTCTTTTTGCTCTTTTTGTTTATTTTGTAGAGCTACCTCTTTTTCATATACTTTTTGCGATTTTTGCAATTCTGTTGTTGTATCCGTATATTCTCTTTTGTAGTAAATTTTATCTATTCTTTTTCTTTCTTTGCTTGTTAAGCTTAGAATTTCTGGACTTATAAAAATTTGTAGTGTTCCGATGTTATATTTTTTAATAATATTAGCTGTTTTATTTTGTTGACTCTCATACCACGACACTTCTTCTTTTTCATCGTCATCAATCTCGCTATTATTATTTTTTTCTTCCTTACTCATTTTATATAATATTGATAATATATATTATAATATTCATTTAATTAATTTGGATATTACAATATTAATTTGGATATTGCAATATTAATTTGGATATAGTTATAGTTATAGTTATAGTTATAGTTATAGTATAAGCATCTTAAAATTTATTCATGTTATAAGCATCTAAATAATTTAGTTGTTTAGTTTTACTTTTCTGAGTTTTATATTTTTCTACTATGTCCATAGCATCATTGAATTCTTTCTCTGTTATAACTTTATTGTTCGTATATTCGCCAAGTTTTCGAGACTTTATAAAATCTTTTGGAAGAATACAGTATTTACTCTTTTCATTTAAAGCGAAATCTGCTAAAACAACAAAAACCGCTGTTAAAACAAGTGCAGAATAAATATTTCTAGTCGCCATCCACGATATCGTAAAAACTAAAATTTCTTTCGTAAGCGCATATTTTATATACGATTCGGTTGATTCATCTAAATTAAGTTGTATATACCTTGAACCAATGTTTAAACATATCATCATTAACCCTGCAAAAAATGTACTAGAGTTCAAAGAATTTACAGCATTATTTATAACGTCCATTGTCAATATGTTTTTAAAGTATATATTATATATTTACAAAACAAATAAAATTAATAAATTTGTAAATTACTAATCTATTAATTTATATTTATTAAAATTTAATCGTTCTTACTGTTTATTATTTTCATTCTTTGTTTTACTTCTTTATCTCTGCTTTATTCACTTTCTCTCTAAATTCTTTAGGCGCAAACCCTTCATATATAGGTATTGATTTTATTATTACAAGTGTTATAAATGCAAGTGCTACATAGAAATTTACCTTAGAGAAATACATAATAAGCAATATAATTATTATTCTTCCTATAAAGGTTGTATACATATAACTGTACACACTTGGTATGAAAACACATAACAGCGCAAGTAGTAATATGTTATAAAATATTAGATTATTCATTATTATATATTTTATATATATTTAGAAATAAATATAATAATAATGATATATCTTTTATAAAAAAATGTACATACAATAATAATAATAATAATAAGTAAAATATATTATAATAAAACAGATGACTTCTTTTGTTTTACACAATAAAAAAAAAAATACTCCTACACATCCTTTAGTTTTTACTTCGGATATTAAACGCGATACTATACCTATAAATTCTTTACATGTTTCAACAGGTTTATCCGTCAACACAGAGAATGAAATTTTACCTACAATAAAATGGGAACCGACGAATATATCTGTTTTCGAAAAAGAAGGAACTGAACCAGAAAAAATAGGGTTTATAATTTTAAGGAATGTAAATAATAGTATTACCAATGAGTATTGGAAAGAATGTTATAAGTGTATTAAACAATTTTATCCAAAAAATAGAATACTAATAATAGACGACAACAGCGACTATTCGTTTGTTACAAATGACAACCTAGATAACACCATGATAATAAAAAGTGAGTATCCTAAAAGAGGGGAGTTTTTACCTTACTACTATTACTTAAAAACGAATTTTTGTGAAACAGCCGTTTTTTTGCATGATTCAGTATTTATAAAAAAATATATAAATTTTGAAGTTGGTACTTATAAAATGCTTTTAGAATTTGGAAAACCGAATATGGATAATGAGATACAAGAACAATATATATTGTTACATGCTTTGAATAATACAAAGTTAAATGATTTTTATAATAAAAAAGACAACGGAATATGGAAAGGGTGCTTTGGTGCAATGTCTGTTGTTACATATAGTTACTTAAAAAGCATTGACCAAGAGTTTAGAATATCTAGTTTAATACCGCATATAACATCACGTGACCTAAGATGTGCATTTGAAAGAATAGTTGGATGTTTACTACAAATAAATGTGATTGAGCCGTCTCTCTTTGGTGATATTATGAAATATTGTCCTTGGGGATTAACTTATCACCGATATTTGAAACAAGACTACAATAAAAATTTACCTTTGATTAAAGTATGGACAGGTAGATAATTTATATTTACCGTTGTTACTATTCTTGTTACTATTCTTGTTAATATTGTTGTTACTATTGTTGTTAATATTGTTAATATGTTAATTAATTTCCGTTTTTTTTTTAAAATAATATCTCATTTTTTTATAGGAATGACTATACCTTTAGCATTATTTGCTTCGTCATATAATGAAGAAGAAGCAAATGGATCAACAGTTCAAAATTCAAAATCATCATATACTCCCGTAAAAAATAATAAAAATAACTATAGTTTAGGCAATAATGATAACAATAACAACAGTAGTGATTATCATAAAAATAAAAACACAAATCTCAGAAAAACAATTAAACAAAAACCAACAGCACCCAATGAGTCTAAACTTGCAGCATTATTAAAATCAATCGACGATTCCAGTGATTCAGACAACGACGAGGAGAATTTAGCAAATTATAAAGGCATGGATACACGTACTTCTGGTTTTAATTCTGGACCGGGTTCCGGTTCCGGTTCCGGGATGTTCCCCCCTTTGCCTGAAGTAAACTATAAAGGCCCTAACTCTTCTTCTACATTAAGTGACGCGGCATCCGAATCGGCTTCAAAATCATTATATACTCCAGATATACCTACATCATCAGTGGGTACAATTTCAAATAGTACATACAAAGATATACCAAGCACATATGCTAACCAGTATTATAAACAGTTCATTCCATATTTGAACCAAGGAGTATCGGAGTTTCCTGACCAACCAAAGAGCGAACTATTAGAGAAACTAAATTATATTATAGATTTACTAGAAGACCAGCAAGACTATAAAACAAATTCTATTTTCGAGGACTTGATACTTTATGCTTTTCTAGGTATTTTTGTAATTTTTATCGTGGACTCGTTTTCAAAGTCTGGAAAGTATGTAAGATAAACACATGAGGCGTTACAGATGCGTGAGATTTGGTTTAATTCATAATTCATAAATCGATAATACAATATCATACCAAATATATCAATTCATTATTACGACGTTTTCAGGTAATAATGTTTTATAATTATAGTTATGAAATAATAACGTATTCTTTTCTACCAATATAGGCTTTTTATTCGCCAAAAAATAGTCTATTATCTTTTTATTATGCGACAGTGTGTCGATAGAGATACACCCAACTTCTTTCCCCTTCTTCTCCATTTTGAGTGCATTTATAAATCCGCAAATAAAAAAATTATCATTTGTTGTCGGAATTTGAATAGATATAGGTGCATACAATACTATGTCGTTTGAGTCCTTTTCGGCGGTTTTATTAAAAAAAGTCTTACTAGATTTACGAAACATGTATACAGCAAGTATTGTATCAGTACTTACCCCAGGTGCACCTGCATGATTTTTTAACATCAATAAATAGATAGAATATATCTCACTCTTTATAAGATGAAATACGTGAGAAAAAGATGGTAGTATCGATACGTCAAATAATCTCGAATATTTGTTTTTATCACTGCTAACTGTAACATTATTCGTATGATATAACTGCAAATAATCTAGAAAAATATTTATATTTTGCGTACCTATTGGTATCAACTGTATGCTTGGATGGAATCTATATTCTACTGTATTCCAGTTTACTATAGGAATATAGAATGAATGATATTCTAAAAAAGGAACAACTAATTTTGGTATATTTATTCCCGTATATTTGAAAATAGTGGTACATATCTTTTCTTTGCTTTTTGATATTTTTAATCCATTTTTTTCGTATATGTTTTCATTTGGATGAGTATTCGAGTTTTTATTTAACGTATCCGAATTTACATTAATCTCACGCATCTGTAACGCCTCATGTTTTTTAAAGTGTATATAATCCCGCTCTCTCCGCAACACCTCGTCCCAATCGTTGAACATTTTATAGTTATACGTTTTCATCATACCGGTAACCTCGTTTTCATCTATTTCTTGAGAACTGTAATAAATCTGTGAAAAATAAGTAGGCATCGACGAAGTAGTAACATCGGTACATTTTTTATTTTTAAAAAAGCAATAAAGTGGAATAGCAATGATTACACCAACTATGGTGGGTACAGAAATAACATCCGAAGTATCATTGTTACTTTTATATATAGTTTTATAGTTTACTGTCACTATAGGATCATAGTCATGATTTTCTAAAAGTACTTTTAGTACCGTTTTATCCATTTTTCGATTAATATCTAAAAATTTCATGTTACCATTGTTATATTTCTTATTAAAGTATGGATAGTTATTTATTAACAACAATATGTCTTCATAGTTTTTAATACTTTTATCAATTTCATTTACAAATATATTACCTATTTTTTCTGTAACATTTGTATGCGTCACATAAGACACGTTATTACTTAAAAAATTTAAATGAATCGTATCTGTCGGATTTTCATAAGATAGTATAGTGTTTAATCTACACCAATTTACAGGATTATACCTATAAAATATAGACTGAGACAACCAAAATTTATATCTTACCTTTTGATAACCATGTAGTAATAAAATAAATAATATCACACTTATTATGATATAATATAATAACATATCATAATAATTAATAATATATATTTTATATGATTTCGTACGATTTCTTCATAACACAGCAATTAAACAGATAAAGTTCTCAGGATATCGTATTATCTGGATATCGTATTATAGAGTTATCGAGTTATCGATTTATGAATTATGAATTAAACCAAATCTCACGCATCTGTAACGCCTCATATGGTTAATAGCGAATAACATCGCACTAGTTAGTTTGCAGGTTTATACAACACATATATATATTGAAAAGGCTTATCATACGGAAGAAGGTCAAACTGTGATAACATATTAAAACCACAGTCTTTTGCTTCACTTAATATTAGACTCTGATCAGGTGTAATAAACTTCTGAATATTCTGCCTCTTTTTACCATTTTTCCTATTTTTAAATGTTTCACGAAGTTCTATAACCTCGGGATCATTCATAACCATATCCGACTTGTATATAATATCATCTACCATTGCATCATTATTTCCTAAAGGATTTTTAACATGTTTATCATTAAATAAACGCGTAACAATTGGAGATAATCTTCTTTCCCTAGCACCATAAGTCTGTGAATCGTAAAAACCCCCTACATTTATTAAATGAATTGCTAAAAATCCACCAGGTGATAACCATTTATAACAATTTTCAAACAACATTCTTCTATTTGAAATACTATAAATTGTAAAATCTAGTAAAGTAATTAGTGAAAATTTTTCATCATCAAAAGTAAGTTGATTTGTACCATCTCCTAAAATATACTTATTACCTGGATATTTTTTTTCTGAATAGTCTAGCATATTTTTCGACTTTTCCATACCATAACTATAATACCCCTTTCCGCCAAGGGTGTCTACATGTTTACCTGTTTTAGAACCGATGACTAAAACATCTGTTTTCCGAATAGGTTCGGCCTTGTTTAAAATAATACCGACCTCATAGTCGTCATACATGTCGCTATAAAATATATTTTCGTACATATTCGCATAAAAGTCATCAAGCGAATCTTCCCCCGTCTTTAGTGTAAATTCTTTATTTATAGTGAAACCCTCTTGGCTTGTTTTAGAATCACTACCTTTAGAAACTGTTTCTAAAAAGAATAGGCGATAAATGTAGACTACTGATACTAAAATAATTAAAAATACCAATATTACTACCCAACACGAAGAAGTATATATTCTATTAACTGCTGTGTCAATAATTGTCATTTATTTATATGTATTATTATTATATATTTTTTATAGAAAAAATAGTATATGGAAGCCGAATTTCAAATTAATGATATAAGAACTATTGCAGAATTTAAAGGAGAGTCTTTTTCAAAATACAAAAAAACAGATGTTAGAAAAGAATTACTAAACTCAATTCTTAATGGGAAAATAGAACATGCATGTAACTGGAGCTCCGAACTTATTTGCGCCGGACAATTTTTAGACTTATGGGACATTATACTAACGTTTTTAGGGAAACATATTCATTTAGCTAATCCAAAGTTAGCAATATATTTAGAAATGAGATATGAAAACTTTAAAAGTATTATTTCGTCGGGGTATGGAGATGATATGCTTCGTTTAAGAAATAACCCCAAAATAAGAAGCATGTTTGCAGAAATAATTTGTATTGTATGCTCTAGTAACAAAAAACACAGCTTCCAAGGTATAAAAATAAACAAAGACGAAGAATATGACATAACACATATGTCGAATAAATTAAAAGCGCCATCAGTTTCATACGCACAGTCTATTTATCGTAAAGATGATCCGAAAGAACTATTCATTGCTATTAATGAATTTGCATATCACATATCACCGGAATCAAATAACTCGTTACAAGCGTGTTTTTGGCTAGAGTGGATCATGGAGTTTCAAAAAATTTGCGCAAAAAAAAAAGAAAAATGTCTATGTGAACGTAGAAGTAATATACAAGTAGATGAAAAGTTTCAAATGGACCCTATATGGATTTTATGGGAAATTATAATCAATGGTTCGAAAAACCGCGATAATATAAAAGTCAAAATAATTAACAGTATATTAAACTTATACTGCTTAAAATACACACCAGGTGTTAAAAAAAAACGGCGTTACTTGATATATTACGCAATTTCTATTTTAACAGAAAAATATGATACTAAAATAGAAATAACTAAAGATAAAGAGTTAGTAGAAACAGTAGTAAAAAAGATAAATGCAGTTTACAAGCAAATAAAAAAAAATGAAATCGGACCTAAAGTAGATTACTTGATGACAGACATACGAAAAAGCTCTCTTGAAAAGTCTATCGACAAATTACAAATGATGAATAAGTTTGATTTCATAGCGAACGAACAATGATTAAAAAATTAAAACATCTTAGACTTCTTAAAATGATAAGTAATAGTTGTAACTATAAAAAACAATATCGCGCCCCATAAAGTATCGATAATTGCTGTTTTTAAATTATATTTTTTGAAAATAGCCATGTTGGTAAAATCAAAAATACCGTATGCACAGAATCCCAATATAAACGCGTCAAATGCTGACTTGTTTGCAGATATAATAAAATAATTAAGAAGAATCGCCATAAGAATATATGTAAAAATCGCCGGTGCTATGTTTACAACAAGTGAAGAATTTTGAATCGCGGCTACCGTCTTATCAAATACAGGTTTCCCAATAAAATACAAATAAACAGAGTCAACAAGAACTAATAATATAGAAGATACAACAAAAGAGTTCATTTATTTTGCTTATCGATTGTTTAGTATAGTATATTCTTATATAATAAAATATTAATAAAATATTAATAAAATATTAATAAAATATTAATAAAATATTAATAAAATATTAATAAAATATTAATAAAATATTAATAAAATA